AGCCATGCGTGCTCTCGACAAGTTAAAGTCTGCAGTCTCAATGAAGGCGCAGCGCCGCAGCGTCGAACTGCCTGACGGCACTGAGTTTGAGTTCTGGACAACGCCTCTGACCTTGGCAGAACGGGGCAAAGCTCAAAAGCAAGCCAAGTCAGACGACGCGACCGATTTCGCGTTGACCTTGCTTGTTAGCAAGGCGAAGGACGAGAACGGACAGCCCTTGTTCGCAGCTGGCGAGCTTGCCGAACTGCGCAACTCATTACCTGCTGCCGTGGTGGAAGCGCTGATGCTGCAGCTGCTGGCAGACAACTCACAAGAGGAGGAGGAGGAGCAGCTCGATCTCAAAAGCGTTAGCGAAGGCGCTAAAAAGCGACAACCTTCTGCTGGCTGAGCTGATCATCGCCAAGGAGTTGGGCATGACCCTTGTTCAGCTCCGCGAGGCGATGACACCAGAGGAGCTATGGATCTGGCACGCCTTTCTCCAGTTGAAAGCTGACGAGGAGAAAGCTGCTATCGAGAAATCAAGGCGTCGTCGGTAGCATGAGGCTATAGGCGGCGCTTTTCTGTGGCTACTTCTTCGGTTGATATCGTCGTAAAAACGCGAGGTCAACGCGAGCTAGAAGCGCTGCACAAAAGCCTGGTAGGTACAGGCACTGCAGCGGAGAAAGTACAGAGCCAACTCGGTAGCAAGCTCACATCAGCCTTCCAGCGTGCAGGTGCTGCAGGTGCTGCGGCTGGTCGTCAGATTAAGGCTGGCTTTGATGCCGCAGGACAAGGGCTTACAGCGTTAGGTGGGAAGCTGGCAGGTGTTACAGCGCGATTAGGTGGGTTGCGCGGCGCTTTGCTCAGTGTTGGCATCGGCGCGGTAACTCAACAAGTAATCAGGGGTGCTGCATCGTTTGAACAGTTGCAGCTGCGTATTGCTTCGCTGAGCAAGGAGTATGGCGAAACAGCACGGCTGCAAGACTTCGTTGGAGAATCTGCCAAGCAGTTTGGGCAGTCACAACAAGAGGCAGCCGCTGGTGTTGCTGATGTGTATGCACGTCTGCGCCCGCTTGGCATTTCGCTGGAAGAGATCGAGACGGTTTACAAGGGTTTCAATGCCACAGCGCTAGCAAGCGGCACATCCGCCGAGGCTGCATCGTCTGCCTTCCTTCAGCTCAGCCAAGCATTGGGCAGCGGCACTCTGCAGGGTGATGAGTTTCGCAGTATTGCAGAGCAGGTGCCTGGCATCTTGCGCTTGGTGGCGGAAGAGATGGGCGTCAGCGTTGGTGAGTTGAAGAAGCTCGGCTCTGAAGGCAAGATCACCGCTGACATCATGATCAATGCCCTTGCCAAGGGCTTTGAGCTGAATAAGGACAAGATCCAAGAAATGCTGGAATTATCGCCAGCGCAGAAGTTTAAGGAGTTTCAGAATGCAGCATCAGAGCTGAGCAATGCACTGGGAAGTGAGTTACTGCCTGCGCTGATTCCGGTCGTGAAAGGTGCAACGGATCTGCTGCGTGAGTTTGGCAAGCTTCCTGGCCCCGTTAAGACGATTACGGCAGCGGTGTTAGCACTGACTGCCGCGTTTGTGGCATTAGCACCTGCAATCAGTGCTGTCGTCGGGCTGTTTGGTGCGTTAACGGTTGGCGGGCTGATCGCTGCTGCGCCATGGGTGGCATTAGCCGCAGGCGTCGTGGCGGCAGGCGTGGCAATCTATCAAGCCGCTACAGCGCAGGAAGAGCTGAACAACGCGCTTGCTTACGCCCCGATCGAGGAGGTCAAGGGCAAGATCATTGGCTTGCAGGATGAGCTAGCTGCAGCTGAGACCAAGCTGCTGAATGTGCAGCAGCAGTTTGGCGCGATGAGCCGTGAGGCTGCATTTGCGCAAGCGAGTGTTGATGCGTTGCGTGCTGCCCTGGAGCAAGCGCAGGGCGACTATCGCATCCGTCTGTTGTACCAAGAGGTCGGGGTGACACCGACATCGGGTTACTACGGCCCTGGATTTAATGCCCCGAAAAAGGCAACAGCGCCTAGCCCTCGCCCTGTGCCAACGGGCGGCGGTGGTGGTAGCAAGTCTCGTGGCGGCGGTGGCGGCAGCAATGCCGCTGCTGAGGAAGCCAAGCGCACGCAGGAGCGTATTGCTGCTCTTGGTCGTGAGCTGCAGTTTGAAAAGCAGCTATCTGATCTCACTGAAAAGCGGCTTAAGGCTGAGCTAGAAGGTGATCGGCAGACAATCATTCGCTTGCAAGGTGAAGAGCGTCTGCTGCAGATTCAAAAGCAAATTGCCGAAGCGAAAGCAACGATCAAAGATAAGACTGAGCAAAACGCCAAGCTTGCTGTGCTGGAAGAGCAGGCCATTCGCTCAAAGGTCCAAACTGAATACGAATACCTAGAGCTAGAAAAAGAACTCGCTCAGCTGAAGGAAGACACCCTGCAGGGCATCAGGGATGAGAATGCGCTGCTAGAAGCCAAGCTGCAAGGCAAGGAAAAAGAGTACGAGCTGCAGAAGAAGATCAACGATCTGGTCAAGGCAGGTCAGGGCACCGTCAGCGAGGGTGAAGCGTCTGCATTGGCGATGCGCAATCAAGAGCTGACGGAGCAAGTCGAAAAACTGGAAGAGACCAAGGCGATGTGGCAGAGCCTGGCAGACACCGTTGAAAACGAGTTCGCTAGCGCCATGAGCAACGCCATCACCGGCTTGATTGATGGCACGATGACTGCTGAGGAAGCCTTTAGCCAGATGTTCAAGAACATCGGCAAAGCGTTCATCGACATGGCTACCCAGATGATTGCCAAGGCGCTGGTGATGAAGGCGCTGGGCATCCTGACTGGCGGTGGCGGTGGTGGCGGATTCTTTGGCCCTGGCTTCAACCCGCTGAGCTCAGCTGGAAGAAGCCTGACCGGCGGTGCGTTCGCCGATGGCGGCGTTCCTCCTGTAAATCAGCCCAGCATTGTCGGCGAGCGAGGCCCTGAATTGTTCGTGCCTGGTCAACAGGGTCTGGTCGTGCCAAACGACATCTTTGACGCCACGCGTCAAGCTCTCTCAAGCGGCGGTGGACCCGACCAAGCCTTCAGCGAAAACAGCGAGGCGTTGGCCGTAGCAAATAGCTACACCCGCGAGCGGATGTTTGAGCGCGAGCGCCAGACCATCTTGACTGGAGCGGGCGGTTCGACCACTGTTCAAACACAGGTGATCAACAACGTGGAGTATGCGACGATTGACCAAGTGCAAGAGGTTGCGGACTTGAGTGCGAAGAAGGCAAGGGCTCAGGTCTTTTCGGACATGCGTAACCGCCCGTCTACCAGGGCTTCTTTGGGGATGGGCTGATGACCGTTGCGATTGGAACCTACATCAAGCTGCTCAACCCTGATAGCAGCAGCACGGGCTACCTATTCCAGAACTTTTTCCAAGGCGAGACCCGCACGTTCAACAGCGAGAACTACGTCTTCGGCGCGTTTGGGTTTAGTGGCGCAACGCTTGACCTGCAGGCGGCGAACATCAGCGCCACTCTCGTCTTTGCCCTAAGCGAGCTTGCCCTAACGATCTTCAATCAAGCGGTGACTGATCGGTGGTTGATTGAGCTGCGGACGGTTTGGCTTGACCCCGACACGTTGGACGAAACCAGCATCCACAGCGACGAGACCTATGCGGTTATCGGGTTAGAGCACGACACCCAGCGGCTATCCGTCCGGCTCGGCAGTCCTTTAGATGCGGTCCGCCAGAATGCTCCCAGGCGATCACTGACGCAGTCGTTGGTTGGATCGCTTCCCACAACTGGCGACATATCACTGAAATGACGCTTTCACCCAAGGATCTTGATCGCGTCGTCTTGCTGCCGCAGGACCATGAGATCATGGCCATCACAGGTCTCAGTGAAAGCGAGTACAGAGAGTTTGTGCGGCAGGCGCGGCGCAGCAGCCGGATCAAGCCAGGAGAGCCAACGGCCTTTTTGGTCATCCCATTCCTGATCCAGTTGGCTATCGGGGTGGCACTGAGCTATTTAGCAACGCTCTTTGTTAATAGGTCAAAGCCTCAGGTCCAGCCGACGGCAAATCAAGTCCAAGGCCAGAACATCGTCAACGGCGCAAGGTTCACGCCGAAGGCAGGCTTTGACTCTGTGCAAAACGTTGTTGAGCTAGGTAGCGTCATCCCTTTGGTCTACGCCAACCGTCAGATTATTGACGGGATTAGCTACGGCGGCGTTCGTGTCAACACCAATTTGCTGTGGAGCCAGATCTACAGCGTCGGCGGCGGTCAGCTGCTGCGTGGTCTGTTCTTGGTCAGCGAGGGGGCAGTCAGCGGCATTGATCCAACGCAGTTTGCGCTTGGCAACAATCTGATTAACAACTACGACCTTGCCATTACAGACCATGGTCGCGTGTCGATCTACTACAAGGCAGATGGTGGGCGCATTGTCAGTGCTGACCACATCGCTGGTCAAATACCTGCAAACGACCTAGGCAACGCTGAAAACAGTGGCGGTGGCGATGTTTTCCAGGTTCGTGGTGTTGACAATATCTACGCTTCCGATTTCTGTTTTGTTACCACCCCCTCCAACCAAACCACCTTTGGCGTATATGGCTTTATTGGTAATCACTTTGCATATCGCCTTAATCCTGTCTATCGCCCATCTGATCAGTTCCAAGGCGACAGTGGCGGCAACGTTGCTTGCTACCCGGATTTAGGCGCAACGCTCCAACGCTTAAAACAGGACACGACCTTTGCGGGCCGTGCAGGTATTGAGGGCACATCCGACACGATCCAGTTTTTGACGCCTGGTGATCAGGTCACTTACAAGATCTATACCAGCACGGATGCCAACCGCACCTTTAGTGCAGGCGGCAGCACGGAGGGCTGTAACGACATTGGTCAAGCCGTCGCGGGCCGTCAAAAGGGCTACGACGAAACCCTTACGGTAGGCGAGCTTTACAAAATCGGCACAGCGGTAGGCATCTGCATTAGCCGCACCCAATCACCCTTCGTTTCTGAGGCCGATAGTCAGAACGTAACAGTAGCGCAAGAGGTAAGCGCGGTTTTTAAGATTGTCCGGCCTGGTAACGTTCACACCTGGACGTCATCAACCCTGCAAAGTGATGGTGGGATTAACGCCACCAACGGCACACACATTTTCCGATTTGCCGAAGCGTCATTCTCAACCGACCGTGAAGCCCGTGTTGTCGAGATTGGTTTGCGCAGCGCAGTACAAGCCAACATCGCTGGGCTTTGCAATTTCCGAGATGTCCGCAGCTACACCGATCTCAACTACGAGGCTTGCCAGAAGCACCTGGGCGAACCGATTTCCGGCAAGACCTTCAACATTTTCCAAAACGGCAACTACAGCAGCCCCGAAGTCCGGTACTCGTTCTTCCGCATCGGCTACCGAGTGGCTGGAACGCAAGACGATTTCACGCAGCCCCAAATCGTTTTTGGTGTTCGCAGTGCAACGGGTGTCGCGCTTTACAACTACCTGCGGATTCAGTTCCCGAGCTACAGCCGTTGGGAAATGCGCGTCACCCCTGTCACTGGCTACGAGATCCGTAGAAACCAAGTGCCTGGTGAGCTTCACATTCTTGATCCGAACTTCCCAAACAGCTCTTCGGTAGTTGTCGGTGATCTGATGATCACTTACAGCGGAGAGCGGGTCACTCGTAGCCAGTCCACGTTCTCGATTCTTGGTCTGACAACTGCCAACGGTCAGGATCCAGGTTCTGGCTTTGACGACGGAACGTTCTTTGCTGATGCGTGGGGGCGCCTTGCCGAGTCCTTCTACTACAGCGAAGTGACGGCAAGCACGTCCCAGCCTGAGCACTCAATCGTCTACATCAACACGATTTCGGAGAACAGCTCAGTTCCTGAGTATGACAACATGGCCATAGTGGGCATGAACATTCGCAGCAGCACTGAGATCAGCTCGCTCCAGCAGTTCAGTGTTTACATCAACCAAGGCATAAACCAGACCAGTGCTTTTCCTGAAGTGCTGTATGACCTGCTAACCAACGACCGTTACGGCACTGGCGCGGTCTTGAACCCAGCGCAGGTGGATCAAGAAAGCTTTGATGCGGCTGCGATCTGGACCAATACCCGCCGTTACTTTTTTGATGGCGCAGTTTCGGAAAAGATCAACATCCGCAGCTGGGGCGCCCAGGTAGCCAGCAACTACCTCCTTGATCTGGTGGTGCGTAACGGCAAATTCGCCCTGCAGCAGGTTGCGACTTTTGGCGGACCGGAGACGATTCGGGGTATTTACACAGCAGGCAACATTATTGACGGCAGTTTCGAGATGGCCTACTTGGATCTGCAAGACCGTCTGCCGATACGCATCTCGGTGAAGTGGCGTCAAGAAAAAGAGTCGTCAAACACGGTCAGCAGCGGTTTGTTCCCTGTGATCCGTGAAGTGACGGTCCGCGAGCCAACAGTGCCAGCAGACGCACCAA